CTTTAGAGCGCAAGAAAATTTGAAAGATTCTGGAATATCAATAGTTCCTCAGTGGATGAGAGATCCAATTGACCATGCGGGGTTGGGCAATTTAGAATGGCTTGCTGATTTTCAGGGTGGTACTGGCCCAAATATTTTGGTGGAGGATCAGGAAACATTTACTCGCCCTGAGATTTTTGCAAATGTTATTGGCCCTAGTAAGGATGCATCAGTTGAAGATAAGATTGCGCTTTACTTAGAGATTAAAGACCCGAAAGGAACTTATTCGGAAGGTTTTCGTTATAGTGATGGTGGGAAGGGGTATAGGTGGCTCGATAAGTATGAGAACTTTCCACAAAATTTGGAAGATTCTCTTTTTGGCGAAGATAGGGCGTTGGTTGATTACGACGATGACAGAGAGGATGATGAAACATCCCCTCAGTTGTGGGAGAAATCAGACAGAGCAATGAAGGGTTCATTTATTAAATCAGGTGTGTCTTATATGCACCCTGCCACTCTTCACGATAATATAAAAAATCAACAAACTCTTTGGCAGCATGAAGCGCTGCATGGTGTTTTTGATGCAATAGAGAATGAAGCTAATTTAGATCCTTGGTTTAAAGATCTAATGGACAGCCATGAAGTGAAAGCGGATTCTGGGGTGCCTTATGGCTTTGAGGAGACGGTTACTCGTTTGGTGGATGCCAAAAGAAATGGAGATGCGGAAGGTTTACAGGCAATAGTTAATATTCCGGGAAATACTCGCAGGTTGCTTCAGGATTATTGGAGTGGGAAAAAAGATGGAGAAGAAGTACGGAACGCTTTGAAAACAACGCTGTCTTATTTTATGATGGAAGAGATGGTAACTCAAGCTTCTAATAACGAATATATGGGGCAAGACTATCTTGACGAAATTAGTGAGATATCTTCTCATTTTTCCAAATCATTAGACGATGCGCCTATTGACCAATTATTTGATATGACGCTTGATGTCTTAAAAGCGCAGGATGTTAAAGAGTGGATTTCCGAAGAAGGAGATCTTGTAAATGATTTAACAGAATTTTGGTATGATCAGTTGAGTGAGTTTAGTGGAGTTTTGACAAGAGGATTTAATGGATGAGTGTATTTGATTTTGACCATTTAACAAGCGGTAAATTTACTTATTTTAGTCACTTTGGTTTTGCGATGAAGCTGGTCTGTATTCTGCTGTTGTGCGCCTTTGTCTCATTATTCCATGCGTTTTTTCCTTTCTTGTTTTCTAATTTTGTTTCAATGAGGCTGGATGCTTTAACCAAGGCAATCGAAGACAAGTAAGATGGCTTACGAGGGAGAAGGCAATATAGACCCTATGGGGTTAGGTGGTGTTGGTGGTGGCTGGTTTGGAGGCGATCCTGAAGGATCAGGTGGTAGTAAGCTTACTGGCTTAGGTGTTAAAGATGGGGTGGAAACTACGCCAAAAGAAGAACAGGAATTTTGGGATTCTGTTAGAAATGTTACCTTAGCGGCACCTACTCAGCCATTAAGCTTTTGGGCTGATGTTTTTAATTTTCATAAAACAGGAAAAAGTTTATTAGCAGCTAAGGGATTAAAAGCCAATCCGCTTGGTATCTTTGATAAAGAGGATGTTCTTGATTTCTTTGAAGATGAGGATAAAGCAGGGAAAACCCTTTTCGGCATTCTTTCTGAGATAATGGATTTAGATGCTGCAAAAAATTTAACGCAAGTACAAAAGGGTATTGTCGTTGATTCATTTGTTTCATCATTAGCAAAAGGATGGAGTGGTATAGCAATAGGAAAGACTGTCTTTTGGGACGGCATAAAGGTTGATGATAAAATCAATAAATCTCTGGAAAAGGCTATAGAAGGACCAAAGGGGTATAAAGCTATTAATAATATTCCTTCTCTTCATTTAACTCCTCAAGAAGAATTTGGTGTTATCTACGATGATGAAGATCCAGAAGTGCCAGAATCCAAAAAAAGTTTTAATGTCTATGCAGGGTATAGACAAGATGAAAAAGATGAAAAAGAAGATAAAAAAGATCTCGACGTAGACGCGAAGGTTAATAATTATCTAGGCAAGAAAACGAATTTAAATACAATCATGGCTGAGGTTGAGGCCAGACAAAATAAAGGTAGGCTTGTTGGTGGCCCTCACAATATTGGCTATAGAGGTCCAGTTAAAAGTGTCACCACCCCTCTAGGTGCGGGGAAGTCCTTCACTCAAGTTCAAGCGAATGTTCCTACCGGCCAATGGTCCGCAGTTCAACAAGGCAAGGTTGGTCCGATACAAGGAATGATTGGGGTAAAAGGTAAAGGGCTTGATCCAAACAGTCTTGCGCCTGTTGGCGATATCTCTTTGAATCCAGCACAGTCATTGAGTTTTAGTCCCTTTTCAGCAGTACAGGGTAAATTTGGGTATAATACAGATAAAGGAGCCTATGGCAGTGCAGGTGTAACTGCATCAGGCAAAGCATTTGGCGGGACATGGGGTGCAAATATTGGATACAATACAGACCAAGGGCCAGTAGCCGGGTTTAACTTTAATTATAATTGGTGAGGACGATATAATGCCGCAAGGGCCGGGAACATACGGTAAGAAAAGGGGAAGACCACCCACAAAGAAAGCGAGGAAAAAGAAATGACCAAGAAAGTAAAATCAAAAGGAACTAAGAATCCGTTTGCCCCACAAGCAAGGGGTGGAACCGCCAGCAATGCTCCACGTTCAGGAAAGGTTTCTGAAGCTAAAGAACGAGGCAAAAAGAAAAAGGCTAAAAAGAAATGACGCTTAGACGAAAAGCGCGAACCCCGTCCTCTCCATTTAAAGGAAAAGGAAAGGGCGCAAAGAAAGCACCTAGCCCAACAAAAAGAACGAGAAAGTTATGAAAGTTGCAATCATTCTATTATGGGCTTTATTTACTTTTTCGTCACAAGCGGAAGCGTCTAAACCATTTGCTCAAGTAGTGTCTATGCAGGTTCTCTGTACACAAGGCGGTCCTGAGTATTTGATCCTTGAGTTAATGGAGAAATACAACGAGGTTCCAGCCTACACTATGGAGATTACTGTAGACAGGCCGTTGCCTTTGGCTATGATTATTACTGAAAATAAGAATAACCCAACTTCTACCGTTATATTAGCCAATCCTAATCTTGGCGTATCTTGTATTTTTATGACAGCTAAAGACGCTTTGTTGGCTACAGAAGCGCAAAGTCTTCCAGCTAAACAGCCTGATCCAGAAGAACAACCGAAGCTAGGAGCATAGTATGGAAGATCAAAAGAATGGATGGCATATGAGTAAGAGCCTAAGTGTTTCGCATTTACTCAGCACTATTGCCATTGCTGTTGGGTTCTTCACATACGTTACAGGCATTGAGCAAGAGACAGTAGTTAACAAGATGGAGCTAAAGAGTCTTTCTGAAAGAATGGATCGTACTGACGAAAGGCACAGTGAGCAGTTCAGCGAAATAAAAGATATGCTTAAATCCCTTACAATTAAAATTGATAACTTAGGTCATCGAAGCCAATGACAATGACTTGGGGTAAAGTTAAAGCTGGAATGGAAAAGAAGAAAGAAGATCCGCCTGTCGCATCACCCAAACCAAAAAAGAAAAAGAAGGTTAAAGGAGCAACCTAATGGCAAATCCACAAGCGCAAGCTCAAGCGGCAAAAGCTAAAGCAAAAGCCTTACAAGATAAAGCTAAAGCAAAAGCCTTACAAGATAAAAAAAATAAAGCATTGCAGAGAGCCTTAGAGAAAAAGAAGAGGGATGCAGCAGCGGCGAAGAGGGCTGAAGCGTTACAGAATGCCATGAAGAATAAAAGAAAAAAGAAGGTTAAAGCACCAGTCTCAAGCAGATAGGCTTAATATGGATGATCATCACAGAGAAAGCAACCGAAAAAATAGAAGGAATACTCAGCAGAGAGGAATATCTAAGGGTGAAAATAGTAGGCGGCGGCTGTTCTGGTTATCGGATAGGGCTAGAAAAAGAGCCGAACAGAGAAGCCGACGACGTTCTGATGACAGAGAAGATATTGTGCGATCCCATCTCGGTGGGGTTTTTGACTGAAGCAACGCTAGACTGGAAGGATGATCCTTTCCAGCCAACATTTAAAGTAGACATACCCGACACTTATTCTTGTGGGTGTGGTTCTAGTTTTCAATTTTCGGAGAAATGAATGGAAACCTTAAAGTTATGGATGAAAGAAAGACCAGTTTTATTTATCGCCGCTGTCTTGGTGGCTTGTACTGTTCTATACCACTTGTTCTGGTAGGATGCACGAGTCTGAAAAAAGCAGCCCTGATCGGGGGAGGAACTATGGTTCCGGGTGCAATTGCCAGTCTTGCGAGTTCGGGGACTGCTCCTGTACTACTGGCCTCCACGGTAGGTGCCTCTGTGACGAGTGTGGTTGCGGATACGATGACCCCAGCGAAAGGAGAAGTCATGCATACAGCAGCTAGTTGCGCCCCTGATAACTTCTGGACGTTATTAGGGAATATCATAAGTATGGGAGGTTGGTTGCTCATTTTAGTGATTGTAATTCCCATGATTTTAGGATGGTTATTACCCGGACCGCTTGAAAAAGCGAAGAAGAAAAGAAAATGAATATAGACGCTAAATTTTTTGGAGCAATCCTGTTTTTGATCGCCCAAACAAGTGGGGCAATCTGGTGGGCTTCTTCCTTAGATGCAGAGGTAGAAAGGGTTGCTGGCATACAAGGTGATGCAATTCCTGCTTTAGAGGCCGAAGCCGTCAAATGCGGGACGGCCATACACGATCAGGGTCAGCAGATTGAGCGTATCAAGGAATTGACAGCAGAAACGTCAGGACTAGACGTATTGGCATTCAAAGTCGAAGAATTACGCAAAGAGATCTCTGGCTTAAGAGATGTCGATAAAGATATTATGACCCAGCATGAAAGAATCTTTCAATGGATGGCGAACTCCGGTCCGTCACAGACGAAAGGCAACCCCTATGATTAAGTTAGGTGAAGATTAGGTAATGGCTAGAGACTATCGTAAAGAATACGATAATTATCACTCAAGCGCAAAGCAGAGAGCTAATAGATCATCCCGTGTTTTGGCTAGAAGGAAGTTAGCTAAGACGGGGGCAGTTCGCAGAGGCGACGGTAAAGACGTTCACCATAAGGATGGTAATCCTAAAAACAATTCAAGGAGCAATCTTTCCGTCGCTTCTCGTAAAACAAACCGGAGTGTAAGCCCCGGAAGACCAAGGATTAAACGTGGCAGGAAAAAGTAAATTCAACGATGTATGGACAGCGGTAATGCGACGTAGAATGCAAACCCTTTTTGATAATGGTGGATCTCTCGCTGAAGCCTCAAGGGAAATGGGCATTAGTCGTTCAACCTTTAATCGATGGATGAAAGGTACAGACGCTGCTAAAAATGATTTCAGGGAGGTGATCAATCTTGGCAAGGAGGCATCTGAGGCGTGGTGGATCAGACAAGGGAGAGAGAATCTAGAAACAAGAGGATTTAATTCAAATCTTTGGTTGTTGAATATGGTTAATCGGTTTGGTTGGAATTCAAATAGAAAAGAAGAGAAGAAGGAAATTGAGCATAAAGGTACAGTTGAGGTTAAGAAAAGCGTTGATATTGATGCGATTATGGAAAAGGCGCTGGGCAAAGGCATTGAAAAGGTTTCAAAAAGCATTCATTAGGAGAATAATTTATGGACCCTAAAATATTTGGGCAAATGGCCGCTGATTTATTAGAGCAGTCTATAGGAGCTTCACAGGGTTTGGAATTTCCCACACCCCCAACTTATCAAGAGCCTATGATTCCTCAAGATCCAGCAGCTTTCCCGCAGGTTCCTATGGAGCCTTTCCAGTCTACTTTAGAGCCGTTGCCTATGCCAGAAGCTCCGCCTGATCCTCAATTTTACGAGCCACCACCTGCTGACTATATGCAGCCTGAGCAGCCACCCGCTTTTATGACGTTAGACGATTCATTACCCCCTCCTGCATATCCTGAACAAGATATTATGGGAATGGGTCCGTTAAGAAGAGATCCTCAATTTAATCCAAAAGTGAATTATTAAAATGCCAATCAAAAGATGCTCTTTGAAGGGAGGCAAGAAAGGATGGAAGTGGGGAGATAAAGGAAAGTGTTACCCAAGCAAGAAGCAAGCGCAAGCTCAACAGAAAGCCGCTTATGCTTCTGGCTATAAAGGATAGGGTAGCGGCGTGTTGCCTGTTATAGCAAAAAGCGTTTACAGAGAGAATAATAATTCAAGCGCTGCAACCAAATTTGCTGAATGGGCAGCCGCCGCACCCTTTGATCAAGTTGTTGAAGCTTATGCTGACTGTCATCGTGACCCTAATATTGATGACACTTTTATTCGGACTTTGGGTCAACTTGATCGCTATTACCTTGGTGTGTTTCTGTGTAATCGGCATGATATGCTGCATCCGTGGATATATGAACGATCAAGAGAGGTAGAGGCTTACAGGGATAATCATTTAGATCTGTGGGCGCGATTTCATTATAAAAGCTCGATTATTACTTTTTTAGGGGCTATTCAGGAAATATTGTGTAATCCTGATATTACTATTGGCTTGTTGTCTTATTCAGCACGACAGGCAAAACCATTTTTACGTCAGATAATGCAGGAGTTTGACAGTAATGAAAAACTCAAGCAGTTATACCCTGACATTCTTTGGGAAAAACCTCGCCTACAAGCCCCCAAATGGGCCGAGAATGAAGGAATTTGCGTTAAACGCATGGCTAACCCTAAAGAACAAACCATCGAGGCTCATGGGCTTGTTGATGGTCAGCCTACTGGACGACATTTTGATCTTATTATTTATGATGATGTGGTAGTTCAAGATGCGGTAACAACACCGGATCAGATTAAAAAGACAACGACGCAGTGGGAGCTTTCTCTCAATCTTGGTTCAACGCATAGCCCAAGGTATCAGTATGCTGGGACGAGGTATTCATACGGGGATACTTATGGGACGATCCTGCAAAGGGCGGCGGTAAAGCCCAGAATTCATCCAGCGACAGTAAATGGGCAAATGGATGGCGATCCTATCTTTCTAGAAAAGGAGAGATGGGAAGAGATAAAGAAAACAACGTCTACCTATATTGTTGCTTGTCAGCAATTATTAAACCCAATTGTAGGTTCTGATATCTCATTCAAGGGTGAGTGGTGGAGAGAATGGGAAATACGCCCTTACACTTTAAATGTGTATGTTATGTGCGATCCCGCGCACTCGCGCAAGAAAGCTTCAAATAGAACGGCTGTAGCTGTAGTAGGAGTGGACGCTAACTACAATAAGTATCTGCTTGACGGGGTTTGTCATCGGTTAAGTTTGTCTGAAAGATGGAATTTTATAAAAACCATTAGAAGAAAATGGAAAGCCGCTCCCGGTGTAAGAGAGGTTAAAATTGGTTATGAGCGATATGGGGCGCAATCTGATATCGAACATTTCAAGGAGATGATGAGAATTGATGGAAGTTCATTTCCTATATACGAATTGAATTGGGCTGGCGGTGGCAATTCCCAATCAAAGGTTGACCGCATTCAAAGGCTGGAGCCAGACTTAAAAGACGGGTCTTTTTTCTTTCCATACAGCACGGATGAGAAACGATTAACCTCTCATCAAAAAGAGATGCAAGAAAGAAAACAATCCTTTCTTATTTCTAAAAAAATAATTAGAAAAGATGAGGAAGGGCATTCTTATGATTTGGCGGATTGGGTTAAAAGAAATGAATACGATTTATTCCCCACAATACATCCTGACTTCTTAGATGCCTTATCTAGGATTTATGATATGGACCCGATTCCACCAAGATTTAGACAACATGGTTCTTTAGAGCCAGCGGCTGAGGCAACTTACTAATGGCGAGAAGATTTAGAATAGGAAATAGGAGAAATTATCCTCGTCGTCGTGTTGCTTACATAATGACTGACGGGAAAAAGTTTTATGAGAAGCAGCCACGAAATTTTCCATATGGAATTACTCCGTATGTTCAAAACTTTTATTGGGACGTAGGTTACTGCGTAAACGATTAACAGGGATAACTTAAATGGCTACTTTAACTCTCAGATCCGTAAAAGGCTCTCCATTGACATTTACTGAAATGGATGATAACCTGATCAACCTGAACACCAAACAAGAATTAATTGACACCTATGATACTGGTGCATCAATGGATAGGACGGCTGATTTTATTGTTTATTGGGATACTTCAGAGAGCGTAACCAAAAAGGTATCACCCAATGACAGCGTGTTCTTTCAAAGAACCATTGTGATGAAATGCATTCCAGACGATATACCCACTTACGTTGGGGATGGTATCGCTAGAACAGTAGTTCCTAATGCACTTAATCTGCTTAACCTTTTTGCGATCAACGCTCATATTTTTACGGTGGGTTCTGGTGGCAGCAAGGTTACCGTTCAGTTGCATAATGAAACCAGCGGGTTGGACGTTTTGTCAACGCCCGTGACGATTGATGTGGGAGAGTCAGATTCAATAACCGCAGCAGTTCCCCCTGTCATTAACTCCTCTGGAACAACTAATAGAGTTTCAGAAGGTGATGTCTTGAGGATAGATGTGGATGCGGTATCGACTGGCGCTAAGGGGCTTGAAGTTAGGATGACCTATAAAGGATGATACAAAGTAAAATAGAATCTTATCCCCCCACCGTTGTTGTAGAGCCAAAAATTGTTCCCATGCCCGAAGTTGTTGCTGGGGTTAACCATAATCCAGAATTAACCAGATCCAATATAAGGAAAAATATAGAGCTTGATGTTGAGCAAATATCTCCTTATGAAACTCAATGGGATTCGGTGGTTGCTCTTGTTGCTGGGGGAGCCTCTTTAGAAGAGAATTTTGAGTTATTAATCGATAAGTACAAAAGCGGAATGCCCGTTATAACGGTTAATGGTTCTTACAAATACTGCATGGATAGAGGGATTCGTCCAGCAGGAATGGTGATGTTAGATCCCAGAGAGTTTAATAATAGATTTGTCGATCCGATACATGAAGATTGCAAATACTTTATTGCCTCTCAATGTGATCCAT